TAGCTACAGTTGATCTATGTTCTGAAGCTGCTTTATCTGAAGCTGCTCCTTCATACATTTTTTGTTGTTGAAATCGTCCAAAAGGTTCTTTAGCCTGTGCCGCTGCAGTTTGAAATACATTACCAGTAGGACTTGCTGATGCCATGTTTAAACCAAAGTTAATTAAGAAATCATTTAACGCTGTGCTTCTACGTGGTTGAGGAGCTGGAGCTAATTGATCTAAAATTCTTAGTTCATCTTGTACTTGAGCAAGTTTACCGCCTTCATACCCTTGTCTAGGAGCTAGGCCTGAAGTAATACCTTCATTGGCACTCCCACCTTTTCTAAACATAGGTCTGTGTAAAAATTTATTCATAATTAATTCTGTGTTCTATATGGTCCCATTATGTTTCCATAGATTCCTGACAATACAGATCCAGTACCTAACGCAGTTTGCAACGGTGTCGGGTTAGGTGTTATTGAGGATTGATATTGTCCTGGTGCTCCAGATGCAATGCTTGCAATACCTTGACCAAGATAACCTAGTCTTTCGTAAGGTTCATAAGCTGCCATTCTGTTTTGCTCTCTAGTAGCATCTAATTGAGCCTGCGCTTGCGCTTGTTGAGTCGCGCCCATTTGACCCAATCCTGTAACGTCGGCTGCTTGTAATTGTGGTACAGTTCCAGCCATTTGCATTTGATTCATATATGCTTGCTGTGCTGCTTTTTGTGCTTGACCAAAACCTTGTTGTAATAATCCTGATTGTAGTAAAGCTCTTTGCATGTCTGATTTACTTTGATACTCTGATCTCATAACACCTTCACGTCCTCCACCTAAGTTTCCAGACTGAGCTGCTAGTAAACCTATTCCCGACATACCTTTAGCTGCTTGTGTATCATACTCAGACATAGTTGCATCAATGACATCTTGTTGATACGGGGACATAAATTGTTGTTGACTTCCAGGTCCTGTATAAGCTCCCGCTTGTGTAATATAAGGTTGATAAGCACCGATACCTGATCCTGCTAAATTATATGCTTGAGTTTGGTAAGGGTCTTGACCTGCTACTGTTGGAGCAAATTTACCTGTATCCAACGGCGCTGTTGTCATTGCCGTTAATTGTTTTCCATAATCCTTTTGTAGATCTTCCACATATTGTGGTGGAAGCATTTGTTGTTGTTGTACAGCCATAATTTAATCCTTAATTAATCCCATTCTTTTATGAGCCTGATGATAATGTTTTATGTGTCCTTTATAAGTTTTTTTGCCTAGGCTACCTTTTACAGGACCTGATTTATGAACTTCATAAACTCTACCATGTCTTGTTTTTATTTTTTCTTTTGCCGGGTTATAACTTTTAAATTTTTTATCAGGCATCTTTTGAACTCTTTTTAGTTCATTTTTTAATCTATAATCTGATTTTAGTTTTTTCTGTAAAGCCTGTGATTCTTTAAATCCTTCTTTACCACGAAAAGCTTTTGCAACTCCTTTAGGTCCGCTAGTTCCTCTTAAAGGACCATAAGCTCCACCTTGTTTAAATCCTACACGTGTAAGTTTATTTCCTCTTAATGCTATATCACCCATTATACTACCTCGCTTAACCTCTCTGATACATCAAACATCTCTTGAGCGCCAGATAAACCTTGGGACTCTTCAGATATTTGACCACCTTGTTCTAAATTTTTCATCACATTTTCCATTATTTCTGCGCCTTTGTCAATGTCTCCACCGCCTGCGCCTCTCACAGCATCTGCTGTAAATACAAATTCGTTTTTACTTAATCTTGCTGGAACGTCATCAGCTTTTTCTTTACCACCGATAGGTACAAAGCCTCCATCGTTTCTATAATCTTTTTCCATGCCACCAAGGTCCATGAGCCCTCCTTCTTTAGCTCCTACTCTTCCACCATAAGCCTGACTTTCAATTTCTTCTAGAAGTTCTTTTTGTCTTTTTTCTTTTAAAATTTTATTTTTTTGTTGTGTTGTAAGCTCTTCAGCTGCAGCTTCGTCATCTGCCCAGAATTTCCACCAAGGAGTTGTATCTCCACCTTCAGCCATATACATTTGACCGACGTCTCCTTGACGATATAGATCTGCTTGTTTCATAATCTCTGTTATGCCTCCTAGTCTATCTTGCATAGCTGTTTTTCTAGCATCTTCCATTGTGTTTTCTGATGGAATAGATAAACCACCTTCATAGAATCCTGCTCTTCCACCTTGAGCCATAAGATCAAGATTCTTAGTTTCTCTAGCTCCTAAGAAAGGATATTTAATTCTAACTTCTTCTAATGCTTTGCCAGTTGGATCTCTGAATGCTTCTCTAACTTCTGCCCTAATGCTTTCAATATCTAAACCTTCTCCTCTTTTAATATCCTCTAAAGATTCCTCAGCTGGATTTTTAGCTGTGTACAATCCTGCTGCCGCTGATGCACCCAGAATACCTAAAATTGCTTTATTGTCTAAACCAAATTTTTTAATTGTGTTCCATAATCCTTTTGTAGTTTTAGTATCTCCAGCTGCTTTTTTCATTGTCTCACCTACAGGACCTAAACTATCTAGCTGGCTTGCTATTTTCTGTTTATCTGAAACTGTTTGTCCCATACTCATCGCAGGGTCGGTTGCAGATTTAGTTGCTCCCCATAACTGTGAGCCCGTAGTTGGAGAAGTAAAATAACTTCCAAAACCTGAACCAGTTCCTGAGTGAAACCCTTTTTGCATACCTGCTCCACCCATTTCTCTTGCTACGTTTCCCATAGCATAATTAAGTAACCCTGATTTAAGACCTTTACTTATACTTCCATGTCTATCAAACCCACCTAGGCCTGACATTACTCCTGCAATTGCAGGATTGAATGGTGCAACAAAAGGTGCTGCAACTTCTGCAATCTTTGCCGCTTCATTCGGGATTAATTTTCTAATTCGTTTTTTTATAGAACTTCCTAAACCATATTGTCTTCTTCCACCTAGACCCATGATTCCACCATAAGCTACAGGTTGTCTCATTTGAGGTTGAGGTTGTGCAGAACTCATTTGGCCTTCCGCCATAACTTGTTCTATAAACTGTTGGAAAGACATTGGTTCTAATCCTTGTTCTTGCATTTCAAATACATATTTCATGTATTCTTCTTTTAGTTGAGCTACCATTTGCTCTTGTCTAGGGTCTTGAGGTCCCTCATTACCTTCATATTTTATAGAAGGTGCTCCTGTCTGTAATTGTTCTGAAATATTAATATCTGTTATTGCCATAATTTTGTCTTATTTTAATGTTGAAGCAGGGTATATTTCCTGATCTTATACTTTACTTTGTTTTTGCAAACAAATCAAGAGCTGGCATAATTACTTTAACATCTCTTCGAATGTCTTTTTTATCAATGCCTTGAGCCTTCCATTCCTCCTCGGTTTTATATATTTCCCCTGTTTTAAGGTTAGAAATAGTAGTTATAATTTTTTCGGGTTCTACCACTTTCATTATGTGGTTACCTCTTTTTTAATATTTAGATAGCTGACACCAAAATCAAATGAGTCTGCGCTACCTGCTTTAATGGTAAGGGTCGTACCCCCTACTACTATTAAGGGTTGGGTTAATAATTCTTTAGTGATATTGGCCGTTAAAGTTGTTGATTTAATTGCAGTAAAAGCATTATTAGTAACGGTTACACTGGGTGTCCCCGCAGAAGTAACAAGAATAGATTTGATAACATACGTTTCACTTACTAAAGGATTACCTGCACCAAAAGGATTAAGCTCCGCATTGGAAGTATCATTATCTATTCCTACAAAGTCGTATTGGTTTACTACAGCCATTATTCCATAAAGAAGCTTTTAGCTTCTATCTCCTGTTTTAATTCTTCTTGAAAAGTAGTATTTAATTTTTCTAACACTGCATCTAAATCTTTTATTAAAGATTGGGCTACATCTTGTCTGTAGTCTTCACTAGCTCGGGTTAATGTTTGTACTATCTTTGCCATTATGTATATGTAATTGGGGTGTCCTCTACTCCTTTATAAAGATCCTGTCGATATGGATCTCCTAATCTAAATCTTTGTACAAAATTATCTTCGACTACTTCATCTTCAACTCCGTCGTCGTAAATATTTTGTGCATAATAATCATTATATAAAGGGGATGCCATTGGTATAATACCATCACCTCCTCTATCTGGCTCACCAAATGGATTATTTCTAGTTGGGTTGTATCCCATGTCTGTTCTTGGACCCATAGTGGGATTCCAACCACTATCAAATTTACCAAAAACATCTTTTATTCCTCTGATACCCATACCAATTAATCCACCACCCATAATATAATCTTTTATACCTGTTAAAAATCCTTTTGACTTACTTCCAGTAATACCAAAACTTGCGTCGAATGCTTTTTGAGCAGCTACATCAGCAGGTTTGCTACTTTTTCCATAACTACCTGTTCCAGTGTCCTTGGATCCTGATACATCCGCGCCTTCATGACCTCCGTAAGCTCCTCCTGGTCCTCCAAAGTCTCCTTGTAAACTAGGTATTCCTGCAGGTCCTCTATTTGATTTGCCTTTTAATGATCCATATAAATTTAAATCTATTAGTATGTCTTGTTCTTCAGGTGTAATGTAAGCAAGATGGGCCGTAGGATGATCAGGTGATGATTTAGCTTTCATTGGTGCATTAACCATTTCTGATGGTTCATAATTTTCAACGCCACCTTGGATACTCATTATCCCGCCATTCTTTTTTTGAATTCTACTTCCATAGGTATCCGTCCAGTCTCTTGCGATCTCTGGTTCGTTGGCCCATAGGTATCGTCTCTGTGCTTCAGATTGAAATGGCATTATCTTCTTCCTCCTGCATGTACATCTAACCTAAAAGTTCCTAATTTCCAATTAGAATCTACTGCAGTATTAGATATTTTAACAGCAACCGCTCTACCTCTTGCTCTACACGATTGATACTTGGTAGAAGATGTAATTGTAAATGGTCCTAGTGATGAACTAGCTGCGGTTTCATTTGGAAAATCTCTTAAGTCTAATTCAACAATAGTATTCCCTGCCTGAGTTATAAAGTCTGGCAAAAATCTACTCACTCTCATAATATGTTCTCCATCTCCTCTAAATGTAATTCCCTGTTTTTGATCTTGAGTAATGTCAAAATCTCCCGATAATATATTAGCAGGAATAGCTGCTGTTGTTCCTATTTGAACTTGATTAACTCCTGTTTCATGCTCATAGTAATAAGTAACTCCCTCAGTATTTCCAGTCACATCAAAAGATGTATCTGTATCGGCATCATAATAAGTTGCATGAGGTAAACCAAAAATAGCTGAATCAATCCAAGCTGTTCGTGGCCACAATGAATTAGCATTGGTATACCAAATAGGTCTATTAACTGTTGAATCTAAATAACTATATATGACACATCTATTATTCACATTAGAGTCTGAAGTAGGATAGAACCATAATACTTCCCCAAACAAGTTATTTAATCCACAATAAATCATTTGATTAGATGTTTTATTAAGATCATCATAAACATAGTCTTCAACTAAACAATCTAATGATTCCAGTTTACCAGTAAATCTAAAGAAACCATTTTCAGACATCCAATAAGCCGAACCATCCACTTCGACGGCTGCATTTTTTCCAATCAACCCACAGTTGGTACCTACTTGCTCATAAGCAAATGTAAAAGGTTGACCTACAAAACGCATGGTAAATAATGAGGTATCCGTCCATACGTAAAGTGCATTTCTTCCTAATTTCGCTCCCATGATCCGTGATCCGGCGGCCAGTCTTTGTGTACCAGCACTATTGATTGCAGTAGGTGTCCAAGTGTTAATATCTTCCTGAGAAGAGAATCTTATAAACATATCATCTTGTGTTGATGTTGTTCCAATTGTTGTTTCTGTTCCAAATAAAACTAAGTGACGATCAGGAGTAGATACTAACATATCTCTAGAGGCAGTAGGTGCTCCACTTATAATCGTTGCACGTGTGGCTGTTGCATTTGCTGCATCTGAATCCCATTCAAACACTGCTCCATTAAAAATTAAGGCTATAAGTGTGCTTCCAAAATTATCTAATGACCATAAACCCGGTTCAGCAACTTTATCAGTTGTGGCTGCAGCTTGACCCCATGCAGCATAATCACTTGTATTAGTTACTGTTGCTCCATCCGAATGAGCCGCTCTTGTCGTTCCTCTAGCAGCTCTAGTAATTCCTGTTAAAGTTGTACTTCCTGAAACTCCTGTGTAAGAAATTTCTTCGCTTCCCACTTGAATATAATTCGTTCCTGTAGTTGGAAAACCTGTAACAGAATCTAAAACAATACTTGTTCCTGATCCGCCCGTTCCATAAACATTATCCCCTAAAGCTCCATCTAAAGTATTAGTTTGAGGATTAGTAACTGTACCACCGAAATGAGATATACCCCAGCCGTAAACTCCAACTTGTTCAGCCGGACCTACGTGGTAGTATCTATAATAAGTTATGCCTCCGGAAGTGGTGGCTCCTGAATCAGTTTCAGTAGCCCCTGCATTTATTTCTATAGTAGTTGTAGTAGGAACATCATTTACCATAAATTTTTTGTCACAAAAAGTTGTAGAGTCAAAACTTGAATCAGTAATAGTACTAAATGTAGAAGAATCTCCAAATAGGATTATGTCTCCTGTTTGAAAATTATGGGCAGAAGAAAATGTTACAGTGACCGTAGATTGACCGTTCGTTGTGGTAAATGCACTGGTAATAGCTGTACCTGATGGATTAGTTAAAGGATGAATATCATAATAAACCCCTCCAGAATATGCATATAAAATTCTATTGGTTCCAATTATGGCATACTTAATACCCTCTTTATTAACCATATGATGCAATGCTCGTGCAGCACCCGTTAATTTTTTGTCTCCAAGTGAAGACCAACCACCTACTTTTTCAGGTGTACCGTATCTAAAACGCACATTTTCCCCGCCAGTCCATTGAGCTTCTGCTCCTGTGGGAGTGATTTGTTTATTAAACCCTGGTAGAAATCCTATTTTTTGTAACATAAAGTATCAATTTTTAAAAAGCTTTTTTCTATTATAATTGATAATTTATATTAATTCTAGTCTCTTTGTATAGAGTAATTCCCTATAAAATACTATTACCTACTACGAGTTGGTCTAATTCAGAATTTTTTAGAAGATTTACAGCATCTTCAGGCTTCCCCGCAATTGGTTTTCCATTATCATTTAGAGATGTATTTAAGAGCATAGGAACACCTGTTAGTTTTTCAAACTCATCTAGCAGTTGATAAAAATAATAATGTGTAGGATTGACTGTTTGTATTCTACTGGTTCCATCTACGTGAGAAATAGCATCAAATATTTTATCCTTAAATTTTACACTATACAGCATAAACTCACTCTCACCTTTCCAATCAAAAAACTCCGATACCTTATCTAATTTAACAGAGGCAGCAAAAGGTCTATAATCTTCTCGATGTTTAACTTTCTCATTAATAATCGACTTACCGTTTTTAACTTCAGGACTCATGAGAATAGATCGATTTCCTAAAGCGCGAGGACCTATTTCTCCATGGCCCTGGTACCACCCGACTATTTTACCTTTAGCTAATTCTTCCGCAGTCTCTCGAATGGTTTTATCCGAAGGATTATCCATAGGAGCAACATCACTTTGCCAAAAGGGGAAGTTATCTTTTTTAAATTTAGGTTGTTCAAAATGTTGTCTTAAAAATTCAACACACCCTAAACTTAAACCTTCATCAGCACAATGAGGAGGTATAATTAAACTAGGAAATTGTTGTTTTAGTTGAGTATTAATACAGACGTTTAAAGCAATGCCTCCTGAATAAGTAATCAGATCTTGGGGCTGTGCATATTTCTTAAAAAATTCAGGGAAGGCTCTTTCCATACGATCATGAATAGTTCTAACATAGTCTAAAAAATTATGTTTAGAAGCTATCTTACTCCCTACTGCTTTAATAAAAGGGTTGATATCAAATATTTTTTTTGAATCTTCTAATGGAAATTGAGATATATAATTATTAAATTCTTTATTTAATTTTCCAAACGATTGGAGCGCCATCACTTTACCAGCTAGATCCACTCCCATTCCTTTTACGTTAAGTGTTCCCGCACACTCTTCTGCTAAAAGTTTTCCAAATGAATACATTTCATCTAACGTGAAACATTTTTGTATTTTATTTTTAGAAAAAACACTGCAAGATCTATATAAATCACCATAACCATCTAACACAAAATCAGTAGATGACCTATCTGTTAACATCCAAGAAGATAAACTGTGAGCGTAGTGATGATCTATTTTAAAAATAGGACACTTTAAACTTGTAAAAGGTTCAAAAGGTATATTTATATTGGTATATAATTTATTAGGATCATCTTTTTCTAACCAAGAAAATTGATAAGTATCTAATACAACACCTATTGCATCTATTTCATTTAAATTAAAATTTAAAATATTAGATGATTCTAACCAAGTAAAAATATCATTATAAGCAAAATGTTTTATTTGATTATGTCTTTCAGGTTTAAAATATTTAACATTGTTTCCATCACAATAAGCAATATTAGAATCGTGCTCCCCTAAACGTAGGCCTAGCAGTTTCATTTTACAATTTGTTCAGGATCTATTGCGATATTGCCGGCTATAGTTACTCTCTCTTCATCTGATGTATAGAACGGATATACCTGATGCATTAAAGTAGAAGGAAAAAATAACATAGTTCCCTCATCCTCGGGGGATAAATAAAACTTCTTGGTTCTAAGGCGTGCCACTGTATCATTATATATAAATTCAAAACAAGAAGCACTTGGATTAGCAGAATGTTTAACAAAAGATAAGTTTTTTTCTTGTTGATGAGAAGAGGGTATTTTGCACCAAACTACAAAAGAAAAAATTCCAGAGTGATCATGAATAGGATTAAATTCATATTTTTTTTGGTAGTTAACCCACATAGACTGCAAAACATAATTACAATTTTTAGTTAGATAAGGTTGAAAAACTGATGTTCCAAAATGTTTTACATATGTAAGTATATATTGCTGTAATATAGTTTTATAAAACCAATCATCTTTATCTGGAATAAGATAAGAGGATCCAATATTTCCAACTAGTTTATCATTATATTTTTTAGTTTTATTTTTAGTAGCTTCAGATAGGAACTGTAATACCTCTAGAGGAAGTTTTGCTTGTAAGTATCCTAAACCTGGAAGAGGGCAAGCTTCAACCTTAAATTCTTTATCCTTTTTCATTTTACCTTTATATTTCCACTAATGGTTATTGAGTTCTTCGATCTTTTAACAAGATGTTCTAAGTAACTTGGAAAAAGAATCATTTGATTTTGTTTTACTTCAGGAGTTAAATAATGACTTATATACTTTTCCACTCCTGTCGCATAAATCATATCATGAGCTGGGTGATAAAAAATAGTTTGAGGCTTTTTTAATTTTTCATAAATGGTGAAAGAAAAACAAGAATTAGCGTGCATGTGTCTTTCTTGAAAATCATTTTTATAAATATTACGCCATATTTGAGTAACAGCACAATCATTAATATTAAAATCTTTTAAGCACTCGATTATTTTATTTTTTAAATATTGCCCACCCACGCTATCTACAAGGTTATCGTCTTTGTTCTGACTAAAAGAAGATAGAGTATCGCTTAACCAAGTCTTTTTAAAATTTTTACTAACAAGGTTTAATTTTTTTGGATCAACATCTTTAATCCATATGGGAGTTGAAAAAACAGATTGGTACATCTTAAGTATTAGACGTCCTCCATGAAATAGTAATTCGTACTGAATTTTTTTCTTTAAATGAATTTCCTTTATGAATATCACTTCCAGTAATTTCTATAAGTCTACCTTTTTTGAAAGGAATAACTTCATTTGCGGTTTTATTAATAAATTCTCCTCCTGAAAAATTTGTTCCTTCAGATAACATTAAAATAAAAGATTTATGATCATCAGCCCCATCATCATGAAAAGATCCATCCATATTGGGAAATTGTAAATTACCCATTATTTCTTGGAGAACCCCTTTATATTTTATTTTATCAGAAAAAAATTCATAACAACGAATAAGATCACAACAGTCATTAAAATTAGAACTGTATTCTATTATATTATTATTTACTCGATTAAAAAATTTTATACCTAATGCTCTTCCGTCTCCCTTATCACCGAAAGGCCATGAATATCTATTAGCTACACTATTCGTGTTCCACGAACCTTTTAATAATAAATTATAATAAAGATTGTTTAAAAATCTTTCATCAAAAAAATCATCATAAACTTTCATTTTAATTTTCTCTTTTCTTATACCAGGAAGGGATCGTGTATCTTTTATTTTTTACTATTTGTTTCACCCCATGAATATGGATATCGCTTTCAAAAACAATGCAACTAAATTTTTTCATCTTTAAAACTTTAGTATTAAATATTAATTCTCCACCTTCATAATCATCATTTAAATAAAGTAAGGAAGAATAATCCATATCATTTTTTCGTGATCGAAGATTTCTATCTAAATGAAGATTCATTTCATCGCCTTCGTTCCAACGACAAAGCCTCATTGTTTGCCATAGAGTTGTTTTAGTTTTAAACAAATGATCTATAAAAATACTATTTTTTATTGCATAATAATCTAATAAATTTTTTATTTTTTCATTTTTAATATAAGCATAATGAATATTTCTATGTTTATGTTCTTCTTCTACATCAGTACAAAGATGTTCATTGG